TCACTGCGGAAGGCGTCTGTAACAACCGAACTGATAGTCTGCCAGACCCGCCATAACCAGCTGGGTCAGTATTAACTGGCAGCGTTCGCGTGAAAGGTAAGTATTCTGTGCAATCTCCCCGACTGTCGCCGGTTCGGTAACGCTTAATTCATTAAACACTACTCTGGCGGTTTCTGTCATATCCTGCTGTTTTAGCATGTCTTTTTCCCTTTTCCGGTTAACGTGACACACCAATAACTCTTGTCGAAAAAGCCAGCAAGCTGAAAGACAGGTATTCACCGCCACCAGCGCGTTTACTGTACTGACGCGATTTCAGTCATAAAAAACCCGCCAGGCGGCGGGGTGTAAAAAATCTTCTAACGTCAGGCATAAAACGCCCATCGTTAGAGCAAATTTACCACAGATTCGGGAAAAATCAACAACACTATCGCGTTACCCTCTTTAACTGCCGCTCCGCCCATGCCTCTTCAATGTCAAACCGAACCACCAACGTATCGTAAAAGCGTTTCACTGATTTTTTCCACGTATCAAGCGTGATAGCACTCGTCACTTTGCGTATGGCATTAAATGCCTCCGTTGATGGTAGTCTTTCACAGCCACGACCACCACAACGCTGGCAGTCTCTGATAACAGGCATACCACGTTTTACCGACTCTTCACGATGAATGGCAACACCACGCCCACGACAGTCTTTACAGGCAGTGGAAATCTCCCCCTTCCCTTTACATTCAGGACAAGACACTTTCACCACCTCCCGATTTTTTTCCATTCTTCCCAGTAAGACGGATACACACCTTTCGTACACTTTGCCCATACCGGCGGCTTACCATCCGGATACTGGACCTTGTTTGTAAAAACTACGCTTTCAATAAATTTTTCCCCATAGCAACAAGGGCACTGCTTTTTACTCGCTGCGCTGCGGGCATAATCCTCAAAAGCGTACGAAGCCATAATGCGCATCACTACCGGTTTTATTTCTGCCGGGAGTTTTCTTAACGCCGCCACGCGATCACACCGACTGAGTGCATATTCTGTCAGCAATTCTGTTGCCCGCTCTCTGTCATTCATACTAATGCCCATTTTCCCAAGGAACGCAGAAAACCCCATCTCAGCCCGATTCTGTGTCATGCCCTGCGCGGCCATCACATCAGTGATACTCAGCGCATCTTTCGACGTTGAGGCCGATGCATCAGTCAGGCCGGGGGATTTTGGGGAGTAGTATTTCGGTAAATCTTCCAGTTTCATTTTTTGACCTGCCCTTCAAGCATTATGGGGTAAATCTTCACCCCCAGACGTCCACCAGATACTGGCTGAGCACGAACGATATTGATTTCATCAAACTGCTCATCGTCCATTAGCAACCCCGCATGCGTCAGCGCATCCAGCGGCGCTTTCAGAATATTGTCCAGGTCACGGCGGCGCTTATCCGGTGGTTCTGCAATAATTTTTATTGCCAACCTTCCGGACAGGCTTAATTTCAGCCGCTGCTGGCGAACAATAAGCGCCACTGCCCGGCGATAACGCTCCCCGGCTTTTGATACAAAATATGTGCTGCCACGACGACGCCAGTAAGTGTTCACCGTTGGCGGGTAAGGCAAAACAAATTCTATGCGTTCAGTCATTTATGCTTTCCACTTCAAAACACCCGAATTTCTCGCGTGCATTAAAAAACGAATCAGCAACAACAGCTGGCTGCCGTGTTTTTCTTCAAAATCTTTTACCCCGGCGTGTAGTTCGCTATGGCATTTACGGCACAGCGGAATAACAAACAAATCATCAGCCTTTGTTCCCATCCCTCCCAGTCCATGACCAATGATGTGATGCGGATCATCTGCCTGATTGCCACACGTCATGCATTTCTGCGTTTTACCCAACGCGTGTATACAGGCATCTCTTCCCGTTGTGATTTCTGGCGCTGGAGATACTGAGCCGGTGACTCCGGATCAACGGCAATGCTGACCACCGTCTTTTCCTGTGGCGGGTTTTGCTGGTGGGCGTGAGGCAGCGGCGCAAGATTTTTTGTGCGCTGCTTCAGTATGCTGGTGGCGGTCTGCTCTCCCGGTACGATGTCGCTTTCACGGTACATTGAGCGGATTTTTTCCGCACGCAACCCCAGCGAACGACGTAATACCGCTTCCGGTAGCGCGTCCGCCACCTGATTGCGGACCGCCCACCAGGATAATTCAGCCAGCGATAATTCCCGTTCCTGCGAGCCATTCATTGCATGGCGTATGACGTCAATCATCCATGCAAACAGGTTTTGGTGAGCAAGTTGCCCGAGTGATTCGGAGGTCTGGTCGCGCAGCTGGTTGTCGCAGTGCCAGCACAACACCATTGCGCCGGTACCATAACGGTGAATGACGGTTTCACTGTGGTGATAATCGCCGTGTGGCCACTGGCAGGATTTAACATGGCGCAGTAACCAGTCAGACAATGCGCCAGCGCCACCAGCAGCACGAATCACTCGTTCGTCGCTGAAAAATGGCAGTAATGATTTATCCTCCGCCAGCGGCTGGCGAACGGCAGGAACGACCCCGGACGGCAGATTACGCATGCTTTTCGGTTCCGGCTCCACCAGTACCCGGGTATTGTGGAATACCGGCATGGATTCACGGCCCGGCTTAACGATCACCAGCCCGAGTTCCGGTACCAGAACAGGTCGAAGTAATACCCGCACGTTACCTCCAGATGCGTTGCTGGAATGTGCGGGACGGACGCGGTGGGCGTTCAGAGTAAGGAAGCCTGACGGAGATTATCCAGTGACGATAATCGAGGCTGAGGGCTTTCTTAATCTCGTATCCGCGTCTGCGGTAGTTATGAATTAGCCATTCGGCCTGTTCTTCAGTACATGGTGGGTGTTGGTACCAGTCGGTTTTAAATGCGTGTGAACGCCGCCCATGCCGGATGGCAAGGTCGGTATCAGAATTGTGAAATTTGGTTTTGTGCGCCATCTGTTTTCTCTGCTGGCGCAGCAGGTGTCAGGTGTTCAGGCTGACGTGCGAATTGTAAACCAGAATGCCAGGAAAAACAAAACCCGCCGAAGCGGGTTAAGTGCGGGTGCGTTGAGGATGCCTGACTCATCAGAGGTGGCGAGGGATTTCTCCCTCGCCTGGTCTCTTACTCCTCAGGTTCGTAAGCTGTGAAGACAGCGACCTCCGTCTGGCCGGTTCGGATTCGTACCTCGCAGAGGTCTTTCCTCGTTACCAGTGCCGTCACTATGACGGTTAAACAGATGACGATCAGGGCGATTAACATCGCCTTTTGCTGCTTCATAGCCTGCTTCTCCTTGCCTTTCGGCACGTAAGAGGCTAACCTAGATTTGCCGTTCATAGATTGAGCCTCAGATTAATGTTAAGCGTCTTGCAGGACGCATAATGTTAACTGGGGCTTTTCTCTATCTGCCTTTGGTGTTCATGCTTGAGGCAGATAGCCTCAAGCACCCGCAGCAATTTTACTTAACTCCCCTTTTCCCACAAATCGTTTTTATCCCTATTGGTAATGTTCTCCCGATGTGGGATTCCCACATTGGAACGAATTCAATCAGTTAAAGACTCATCAGAATCTCACCTTTCTAAGTGCCCACAGGTGAGGCATTGCAATAAAAATAGCAAACGTGTATAAAAGGAGGTAATGCATGTTTTTCCAGTCTTATCAATCCATTACTGAGAGTTAAGGGGGCGCCGTGGATCGGTGCGGTAATTATTTACTTAAAGATGGTCGCAGTTTAGGACAAGGGAGTTTTGGCGAAGTATTTAAGGTTGATGTCTATAACTTAACCCAGACCCACATGACCACATATGCTCGCAAATACTTTTCACCTTGCCCGGACTTTGACAAGACCGCTATAAAAGAGTTGACTGATTTAAGACAGCGTTTTTTAGTTGAGATCAAAACACAATGCACTCTCAATAGAATAAACTATGATTCAATAGCGCCAATAGTTTTATTTAATACAAATGGTGATAAACCTTATTTTGTTATGGAATTGGCAGAGTGTAATTTATATGAAGCCATCCGCAATGGTATGAATTACGCGGAGAGGAAGTCTGCTGTTACTCAGATTTTAAAAGGAATTATCACCATACATGAAAACAACTATATACATCGTGATTTAAAACCAGGAAACATACTTTATTATGCCGATGGAAAGTATAAAATATCTGATTTTGGTCTAGTAAAAGACAGAGATACCTTACGGGCCGAAATCAAAACAAAATTTAAGCCTAATCACATGGGCACAGATGGATATCGAGCGCCCGAAATACATGATAGCGGTCTTTTTTCTTTTCAAAGCGACATATTTGCAGCAGGTAAAATTATCACTGATATATACCCCACAGAAAGAAGTGAAAAATTAAAAAGATTGATTGCAAAATGTTGCGCACATTGGCCTGAAGAACGATATCAAAGCACACGGGAGTTACTGGAAGATTTTTTAAAAGTGACGGGGGAGGTAAATCATGAAGAACATAATTGAAATGGCATGTTTTAGCCTAAAACAACCCCAAAAAAAGAAAATGAAGACTTTTATTTACCGCCATCTTTTGATAGCGATTTTAACATTGTCTTTGCAGTAGCTGATGGGGTTGGTTCCTCTGAACATTCAATGCTTGCATCTCATGCAGCCATTCGTGGCATTAGACACACGCTAGGCACTTCCTTTTTCTCAATTGAAAGTGCATTTCATTCAGCTAAAAAAGAAATTGACAATTTAGATATTAGCACTGCCACAACCTTAACAATTGTTCAGATCAAAAAAATGAAGTGTTAATTGGTCATTCCGGTGATTGCCGAGTATACTTCAATAAAAACAATAAACTAAATCAGCTAACCACTGATCAAACGAGATATCAAGAACTCCTTGATTCTGGTGAACATAAATTACGTAATTTAAGAAATCATAAAGAACGGCTATCTTCAGTCCTAACGAATGCTTTATCAAATACAACGGATTTGAATTTTGAGTTAATGTCTTTTCCGATTAGCCAGCTAATTTATAATGGCTATCTTCAACTCTATGCAATGACTGATGGTGCCTATAAGCATTGGGATGTCAGACCAAGGTTTTCTGAGAAGACAATGCTCTCACCAACAGCTTTTGCGAGTAGTTTAAGAAAAAGGATTGAGAAAAACATAATGGATGATTACACCTTTATAGGCGTAAAAGTAACCTGATTTTAGATATCCAAGATATTTACTCTAATTTAACCATAGTATTCCCAACCTCTTTTTATTGGGGGTTGGGTTCATTAAAGTCACCATTTTCTATTTCTTTCCCGTTAGAGGATATATTATTTCCAGATAAAGAAAGCAACTTCTTATGCAACTTCATATCACGTCATGCTTCCACCGCGGTAACTCTACATAGTCCATTAACAGTTCATGCCATTCTTCAAAACTGGCGTTATATTTAGTTGAAGCAAAATCAGCCATTTTATTCTTCCTCTTCGTCTTTTATTTCGTGATATGAGTAATTGCAGTAGTTAAAGAAAATATCTTTTGCTTCGTCATGTATTTCATCAGGCGTCGCATCATCATCCACTTCGAATTCATCCTCGAAATCTCCACCGGCTATTCCCGTTTCAATAATTATTTTGAACTTTCGCATTTAACTACCGCCCTGCCGGACAGCCTCCTGATGTTCTGAGGGTGCCCCCCCTCCGGTTAAGGATTAAATTTTTAACAGTGCTAAATTTAATTATTCAGTTCTTGATTTTGTCGCCCTGCGTATCCGCGCTTTCGCGTTACGCTCAATCTGAATTAGCTTTTCTATATTTTTCCGCCTTTCCTGTTCCTCCTGGAGCAATAACCTTACATCATCTGCCAGTCTGGTTTCTCTTTTCGCCACAGAGAGCATCCAGTCAAATGGCTCCACAACTGCACCGCAGATTTTACAGCGGACCTGACGCTCTTTTTCGTCAACCCGGACAGAGGCGTGATGACAATATGGTCTTTCCGATGGCTCATAAAGAAAATTAACCTGATTACGAGGGTCATCCTCTTTTATCGGAAATAAAACGATATTGCTTAACTAATCCTCTGGTTTTATTTCCATGCTCCTCTCCTTTGATGCGAATGCCAGCGGCAATTGAAGCCTGATAGCTAATTTCACTCACAGTACCGCCTCCTGAAAATTACCCTGATAGAAAGCCAGTACACGCTGCATAGCTTCGCTCTTCCGGCACTCGCGACAGATTATATTCAGGCGCCTGTCGTAGCGGCGTATTTCTCCGTCTGGTAATGACCAGATAAGGTCCGGATCAACCGCAGATGGTTTCTTCGGCTTTGCCCTTGAGAGCTTTTTACGGGCATTTTGCCAGTCCTTACGCGCCTGTTCAGACGGGAATAACCCGTAACCAGAATTGTATACATCGCCACTGGCAACCAGCTCTCTGGCCAGAACGCTCATCAGATATCTTGTTGCCCCAGTTTTAGCTTCCAGTTGTCGTAACGTCTCGCGCCCACTCTGGCGTACGAGTTCAACAACCTGCCCTTTAATTTTTTCCCGCTCTTCTTGTGTAAAAACTTTTGCCACAAGCCCTCCTGAAAATTACCTCATGACCAGAAATTAACACTTACCCCCTGAAGCCCGGCGGAATTTCGTTATCCGGTTCAGAAATATGATTCACACAACGCTGGTTGTTCGTGCCGCTTACCGGGAGCAACCAGGGGTTCTCAAAATTCCGGTCCGGTCCAAAAAACGTCGTCGCTCGCTGAACAAATTCCGTTCCCGTTTTCCCGGTAGCCGCCAAGTATCTTGCGTAACGCCTCACGCCATCCAGCATGGCCTCTGGTGGCACCCCCTCGCGTAATCTGGCCTTCCAGGCACTGAAAGCGGATTTCTTCGGGTTTGCTCCGGCACGCAACGGGTACTCCCGCCAGACCTGTTCGAACACATCCGGATAATCCACTCGTCCCACAGACTGCCCGGTGTTTTCCGGGACTACCCGATCGGCTTCCCGCTGAATGGCGGAATCGGCTTCGGGCTGCTGCAGTTGGTGTGATTGCTCCGGCCTTGCGGTCATCACCTGCTGCACAGCGCCCGAATCGGCTTTCAGCGCATACGCTGAATCGGCTTCCGGTGTCGTGCCTGCTGGCTGACCAGGATTGACGGTCTGAACATCCCCTGCCTGGTTCGTGGCGTTTTTTACGCCATGGACCATAGTGTTTTGATCTTCTTGATCTGTATCTTTATCTGTATCTTTATCTGTCGTGACTCGTCGTGACATGTGCGTGACATTTCGTGACGCGCCGTGACAATCGCCATTTTGTTCCCGCTTTCTTTCCCTCTCTCGCTGCGCCCTCTTGCGCTCTGCAGGAGATTTTGCGGTTTGCGAAATATTGCCGTTGTCCTCTTTAAGCACCTGGCGTTTTTCCCATCCAGTGATTAAATCACCATCAAGTACCCGCCCCTGCATCGTCTGCAAAATTGAATCAATTACCTCTTCTGTCACGTCGAGCGCACTTGCCAAATCTTCTGTCGTGACATCAATGTGACCTCGCGTGACATTTCGTGACGCGCTCACCAGGAGGTGGATATACACTGCCATCACTGTTGCAATTGGCTGCCCTGACACCCTGGCAATTGTTCGCCACTTAGGGTCATTTGGCATGTCATGCCATAATCTGAGCCAGGCGTTAGCCATACTCACCTCTTCTGATACCGAATCTTTTTACTCACGAGTTGCCGGAAGCGATTCGATATGGCTATTGTCAGTCAATGTACTGCCACAGCATTTCCTGCCGGGCCACCACGGTTCATCTGATTGAAACCGGCGATTGCCACTGCGACAAAATCATCAGCGTCTCTCACCAGTCGCTCCCGCGTCTCCACCAGCTCCCGAAAATAAGCTGAACTGTGGCTGCGCATTCTGGCCACCAGCAAAGGTGGCATTGCCTTTTCGATCGCTGGTAACAACGCCTGAATTTTTTCAACTGCATCAGGGGTGTCTTTCTCTACCCAGCGGAAAATTTTCTGGGTATTGCGAGCCAGGGCTTCCGGATGGCTGTCGTCATACAGTTCCGGGAACGTCATTCCCAGCTCGAAATACGCTTTGGTAATTTTCGCAGCCGGTACTTTTTCGCCGTCCGGATGCGCCCAGGCATTCATCGCCATGCGGATGTGTTCATGCTTGATTTTCATGAATCCCCCCTTGGTTAGAAGGCGGATTATGATCAGAACCGGGAATGACAACCGTCGGTATGTGTAACTCATATTTGAGCGCCCCGGCAGTGACTGCCTGAATTAGCAACGCCCATTTCCACGGAACCTCTTCCCCCCACATGCTGACTGTGGTTTTTGACGTTCCTAGAGCTGCGGCTGTTTTAACAACTCCGCCAAAATAGCCTAATACTTCTGATTTTTTCATGAGTCGCTCCATAAAACTGAACGTCAAAAGTTTAATAATCAAAACCAAAGAAAGTCAAGAAACAAAACCATCTGTGTTTTAAAATCAAAACATGAGCAAGCAAACTATATCTGAACGCATAACCCAACGTATGCATGCGCTAAACCTGAAAGGCAAAGACCTTGTCAATGGCACTGGCGCATCAAAAGGCTCCGTAAGTCAATGGATGAACGGTGGAGGAGCGCCGTCCTCGCGTTACATAAGTTCCCTGGCAAAAATATTGAAAGTAAACGAAAATTGGCTTCTTAATGGAGGAGAGTTAAATACAGGTGATTCGCTTGATCTATCTTTACCGCCGATAAAAACGGTTCCGCTACTATCACTTCAGCAGGCAGCAAGCTGGAGTGATTATATGAAAAATTCCTCAATAACCTCTTGTGTGCAGCTTGTCGGAGAAATCCCGGTCAATACCTTTGCAGTTGTTCTAGAGAGTGACAGTATGTCAACATCTGGTGGGGGAGTTTCCATCCCAAATGGTTCAACAGTTTTTGTTGATCCCGATCGAACCGTACAACCAGGAAATATTGTCCTTGCCTTACCCAAAGGGACCACAACACCTGTCATTCGTAAACTGGAGATAGAAGGGCCGGATATTCTTTTAGTCCCCACGAATCCTCGCTACCCTTCAATTATGCTGGATGATCTATCTTGCATATTGGGCGTATGCTTTAAAATTCAACAAGATATTTAACCAACCTCATCTATTTGATTAACTGTATGCCATCGTGGTGATGGCTTAACAGCTGCCTGCTTAAAATGTTTTGATAAAAAAACATTGACCTGAAAAGTTCGTTTTTCTAAACTTCATTCATTCCCTCACCCCATCCTACAGAATGCAGGGCAATACTTCGAGTTACCAGGCAGTGGTCAGGGGTTAAGTAGCCAGCCCGAGGCGTAAGAACATGACGGCAGGGTTCAACTTTAATAACTATGCAGCAGGTTTTTGTTCCGCTACCCCGGCGTTAAGGGGAAATGAGGTCAGCATGGATACTATCGATCTTGGCAACAACGAATCTCTGGTGTACGGCGTGTTTCCCAACCAGGACGGCACGTTCACCGCGATGACGTATACCAAAAGCAAAACGTTTAAAACCGAAAATGGTGCCCGTCGCTGGCTGGAAAGAAACTCAGGTGAGTGATATGGATTTCGACACAATCATGGAAAAGGCTTACGAAGAATACTTCGAAGACCTTGCCGAAGGCGAAGAAGCTCTCAGCTTCAGTGAGTTTAAACAGGCGCTTTCCAGCTCGGCAAAATCTAACGGCTGATAAGCGAAGTAGCACCGCGAGGAATCAGTATGCAGAAACGAGAACCCGTCATAATCGCGCCAGACTATACCGATGATGAACTTTATGAGTGGATGCGCCAGAAAATTAATGCAGCGCAGGATCTGAAATGGGCTAATGAAGCCAGGGCTAAGCAGGCTGAAAATCTGTCCGCTCTGGAGCAGGATATCACCAATCTGGAAAAAGCAGCGGCATTAAGCATTGCCAGAATGATTACATACCCGCGTTAATAGCTAACCAACGAAGCTAAGGTTGGTAATTAAGGAGTTCTCCACGGGTGAGGTGGAGTGCGTGCGCCGGACACGGGTGAGCATCCGGCACTGACAGTTTACTGAAAGGATATTTCCCTGAAAAGTCAGACCATAACGCGAAAGCGCACGGCGAGGTAGCTGGTTCATAGATAGCCTGTCGTTAAATTTTCGTCGACCGTGCGCTTCCGGTTGTGGCAATCCGCGAAATGGCGCGGCGGTAAGTATGGCGGGGTTATTCCTTCCCCCGTTGAGGACACCGGGTTGTCAGGTTGACCATACGCTTAAGTGACAACTCCGCTGCAACGCCCTCTGTTATCAATTTTCTGGTGACGTTTGGCGGTATCAGTTTTACTCCGTGACTGCTCTGCCGCCCTTTTTAAAGTGAATTTTGTGATGCGGTGAATGCGGCTAAGCGCACGCGGAACAGTTAAAACCAAAAACAGTGTTATGGGTGGATTCTCTGTATCCGGCGTTAATTGTTAACTGGTTAACGTCACCTGGAGGCACCAGGCACCGCATCACAAAACTCATTGTTGAGGGCGCGATAATGAAAACGTTATTACCAAACGTTAATACGTCTGAAGGTTGTTTTGAAATTGGTGTCACTATCAGTAACCCTGTATTTACTGAAGATGCCATTAACAAGAGAAAACAAGAACGGGAGCTATTAAATAAAATATGCATTGTTTCAATGCTGGCTCGTTTACGTCTGATGCCAAAAGGATGTGCACAATGAATTCAGCATTTGCGCTTGTTCTGACAGTTTTTCTTGTTTCCGGAGTGCCAGTTGATATTGCAGTCAGTGTTCACAGGACAATGCAGGAGTGTATGACTGCAGCAACCGAACAGAAAATTCCCGGTAACTGTTACCCGGTCGATAAAGTTATTCACCAGGATAATATCGAAATCCCGGCAGGTCTTTAAAACAGTTCCGTAATAAATATCCGGTTTCATTCTTATATGCCAGCAATGGCAGGGATTTGTTCATCCTTAAATCTGTCATGAGGTTAAAACAAAATGAGTAAAGTCTTTATTTGCGCCGCTATTCCTGACGAACTGGCAACAAGGGAAGAAGGCGCTGTGGCTGTAGCCACAGCCATTGAAGCTGGCGACGAACGCCGTGCTCGAGCAAAATTTCACTGGCAATTCCTGGAACATTATCCGGCTGCTCAGGACTGCGCTTATAAATTTATTGTCTGCGAGGATAAACCTGGTATACCCCGCCCTGCCCTCGATTCATGGGATGCTGAATATATGCAGGAAAACCGCTGGGATGAGGAGTCTGCTTCTTTTGTCCCGGTTGAGACTGAATCCGATCCGATGAACGTCACTTTTGACAAGTTGGCCCCTGAAGTACAGAACGCTGTCATGGTTAAGTTCGACACATGTGAAAACATCACCGTTGATATGGTTATTAGCGCACAGGAATTGTTGCAGGAAGACATGGCAACATTCAACGGACATATCGTTGAAGCGTTGATGAAAATGCCAGAAGTTAACGCCATGTATCCGGAGCTTAAGTTGCACGCCATTGGGTGGGTTAAGCATAAATGTAAGCCTGGTGCCAAATGGCCCGAAATTCAGGCAGAGATGCGCATCTGGAAAAAACGTCGCGAAGGTGAACGCAAGGAAACCGGAAAATACACGTCTGTTGTTGATCTCGCCCGCGCCAGAGCCAATCAACAGAACACTGAAAATTCAACAGGAAAAATCAGCCCGGTCATTGCTGCCACTCATCGCGAATACAAGCAGACATGGAAAACACTGGATGACGAACTGGCCTACGCTCTCTGGCCTGGTGATGTGGATGCCGGAAACATTGACGGCAGCATCCATCGCTGGGCAAAAAATGAAGTTATCGACAACGACCGCGAAGACTGGAAGCGTATCTCGGCATCAATGCGCAAACAGCCTGATGCCCTTCGCTACGACCGCCAGACTATTTTTGGCCTTGTCCGTGAACGTCCGATCGACATTCACAAAGACCCTGTGGCACTGAACAAATACATTACTGAATACCTGACTACAAAGGGCGTGTTTGAAGATGAAGGAAGAAATCAGAGCGCAACTGATACTCTCTCGTCGCCAGTACCAGAAACTGATGCAGTGGAAACGGCAATTCCGGACAACGAAAAAACCGAATGCAAAGTGGAAGTCGAACCATCTGTAGAGCGTGAGGGGCCGTTCTACTTCCTCTTCACCGACAAGGATGGCGAAAAATACGGTCGCGCAAACAAACTTTCTGGTCTGGATAAGGCACTGGCTGCCGGGGCTACTGAAATCACGAAAGAAGAATATTTCGCCCGCAAAAACGGTACATACTCAGGTTCACAACAAAATACTGGTGCATCTGACACGACCGCACAACCAGGGCCGGTAAAAGTTACCGCTGACGAAGTAAACAAAATTATGCAGGCAGCCAATATCAGCCAGCCTGACGCCGATAAGTTGCTTGCTGCCTCTCGCGGAGAATTTGTTGCAGGGATTAGCGACCCGAATGATCCGAAATGGGTTAAGGGGATCCAGACCCGCGATTCTGTAAACCAGAACCAGCATGAATCGGAACGGAACTACCAAAAAGCGGAACAAAACAGCCCAAATGCGTTACAAAACGAGCCAGAAACGAAACAGCCTGAACCAGTGGCGCAACAGGAAGTGGAAAAAGTCTGCACCGCCTGCGGTCAGACCGGCGGCGGCAACTGCCCTGATTGTGGCGCGGTGATGGGCGACGCAACATACCAGGAAACATTCGATGAAGAGTATCAGGTTGAAGTTCAGGAAGATGATCCGGAGGAAATGGAAGGCGCTGAACATCCACACAAGGAGAATACTGGCGGCAATCAGCATCATGCCAGCGATAATGAAACTGGCGAGACGGCAGATCACTCAATTAAGGTGAACGGTCATCAAGAAATCACATCCACCAGCAGGACGTGTGACCATCTAATGATCGACCTTGAAACCATGGGAAAAAATCCTGATGCCCCGATCATCTCAATAGGTGCAATATTTTTCGATCCGCAAACCGGAGATATGGGACCGGAATTTAGTAAGACTATCGATCTGGAAACTGCTGGCGGAGTCATTGATCGGGACACCATTAAATGGTGGCTTAAGCAATCACGCGAAGCGCAATCTGCCATTATGACCGATGAAATCCCGTTAGATGATGCACTGTTACAATTGCGGGAATTTATCGACGAAAACTCCGGTGAATTTTTTGTTCAGGTCTGGGGAAATGGAGCCAACTTCGACAACACGATTTTGCGCCGTTCATACGAACGGCAGGGGATCCCCTGCCCGTGGCGTTACTACAACGATCGCGATGTACGCACAATCGTTGAGCTGGGGAAAGCCATAGACTTCGATGCCAGAACGGCTATTCCATTCGAAGGTGAGCGCCATAATGCACTTGATGACGCCCGTTACCAGGCAAAATACGTTTCAGTTATCTGGCAAAAACTGATCCCGAGTCAGGCTGATTTTTAATGTTCAACCGTCGCCAGTTGTCGTTGATATTCTGCAACTGGCGCGTTCCGGAGTGATAGCCATGAGCGAACAGTACCTGATAACGCTCGACGAGTGGAAACCAAAACGGTTCAGTCTCCCAATAACAAACACTACCCTGGTGAAATACGGAAAACTAGGATACATCGTTCCAAGGCCACAAAAAATTCGTGGGCGTTGGCTGATAGATCGCCGAGCAGTGTTTGTTGGGCCTGGTGAAACGGGAATTGCGCCGGAAATTCATACTGGCGATGATGATGCACTGAAGGAGATTTTAACTCATGTCACCGAGGCCACGAAAAAACAGCACTGACGTAGCCGGTCTTTACGAAAAGTTTGATCGCAGAACTGGCAGAGTTTACTACCAGTATAAAAATCCTGTGACTGGAAAATTTCACGGACTCGGAACAGACAAATGTAAGGCAGAAAAAATCGCTTCCACAGCCAATCAGCGAATAGCTGCAGCAGAAGCTGAATATTTCATGCGCAAAATTGATGAAAGTCCGTCAGCAACAAAACGTCGGGGTATCAGATTAAAGGCATGGGTTGATCGATATCTGAAAATACAGGACACGCGACTGAAAAATGGAGATATTGCAGCTACAACTCACAAAGAAAAAACTCGAATGGCTGCATACCTGGTTTCCCGTCTGGGAAACCACCCATTGAAAGAACTGGAAGTAAGAGACTTTGCATTAATACTGGATGAGTGGCTGGATAAAGACATGGTCAGCACAGCGAGAGTAAATCGTGGATTATGGGTTGATATTTATAAAGAAGCACAGCATGCAGGGGAAGTTCCTCCTGGATGGAATCCTCCGGAGGCTACCCGTAAACCGATCCCTAAAGTAACCAGAGCCAGGCTCACCATGGAAGACTGGCAAAAAATTTACAATGCAACGCCTGAAAAACACTTTATCCGTAACGCAATGCTTCTTGCGATTGTTACTGGTCAGCGCCGTGATGACATTTGCCACATGCGTTTTTCAGATGTGTGGAACGAACACTTGCATATCACCCAGTGAACCGCCCCGGGTTTCCTGGAGAGTGTTTTATCTGTGAACTCAGGCTGCCAGATCATCGTTTCCGATGGAAGCATAATAAGCTTTTTCTGCTTCTGCCGGAGGAGTATGGCCCAGCCTTCCCAGCAATCGTCGATTGTTATACCAGTCCACCCACGTTAGTGTGGCCAGTTCCACTTCTGCACGGTTTTTCCAGCTCTTACGGTGTATTACCTCCGCTTTGTAAAGACCATTGATGCTCTCAGCCATCGCGTTGTCATACGAGTCGCCTGTACTCCCTGTTGATGCCAGTAATCCGGCTTCTTTTAGTCGCTCCGTATAGGCCAGTGACACATACTGAGAGCCTTTATCGCTGTGATGGATGGTGCCAGACGGACGACGGGCCCACAACGCCTGCTCCAGCGCATCCAGCACGAATGTCGTTTCCATAGACGATGAGACCCGCCACCCCACGATGTATCCGGCAAACACATCAATGATAAACGCCACATAGACGAAGCCCTGCCATGTGCTGACGTAAGTAAAATCAGCCACCCACAGCTGGTCAGGTCGTTCTGCCACGAACTGACGGTTTACGCGGTCGCCTGCGGCAACGGCTTTCCGGCTGATGGTCGTACGGACCTTTTTACCCCGGAGAACACCGGCAAGTCCCATAACCGCCATGAGACGTGCCACTGTACATCTGGCCACCCTGATTCCTTCCCGTAACAACTGACGCCAGACTTTACGCACACCGTACACCTGATGATTTTCATCGTATACGCGCTGTATCTCTCTCTTCAGCCAGTCGTCGTGCTGCGCACGGGCACTGCGTTTATCCGGATGATGTCGCTGTTGCTGACAATGGTAATACGTTGACGGGGCAATATGCAGTTCGCTGCATACCGGTCCGACCCCGTACTGCTCACGCAGCTTATCCAGCAGTGGCAT